ATGTTCGAACGTGATGCAGATGATGCCCGCGAAGCCACAGAACGCGGTAAAAAAAATATGCGCTTTAAAGATTTGATGGACTCAATCTGGTATGAGTGCAATGACTGCCAAAGATTTGGTAGTTCGAAAGCAAGCTATAAGCTGAGAGATGAAGACATTGCTGAATTTCTCGATGATATTATTGACGCATTACAATCTCGTGATTACAGCGTGAATTTTACGCATCCATACCTGGAAATTTCTTGGGGATCTTCTGAAGAATGATTGAGAGCTGCTGAGTTAACCAAATACCTAAGACTGTGACTCAGCAACCTCCAGAGGATAAGTTCATACCCTTATTGCTTTTGGTCAGATTCGGCAGCAATCATAGCCACAGTGGTTGCTGCTGATTTCTTCCAGGATGCGGCGGCACAGATTTAACGCTACCGGGCTTCATGATGATCTCAGACACGGTCTCATGAGATTTAAACGTGCAGCTGCAATTGATGTTCTGGCACTGGTTGTATCTTTCTTTAGTTGTTGCTGATACCTGAAAGCTGCTGCGAGTATGTGCGGCATTCCCGCATAAAGGGCAATTCATCATCACGTCGTCTCCAAAACCCAATTGAGATTAATAATACTGAAATAAACCACTTTGAGATAGCTCTATTCCATTTCAAGTGAGTCTATTTTCACTTCCAGCTCGATACTGGTAGTAAATCCGCTATCAGCGGTCAGGCTGTGCGTCAGCGTTGTGATGATCCATTCTCCCACATCTATCTGCCGCTTGAAGCCGCTAACCTTCACCGGCATTTCCGTGTAAAGCTCTGCGCGTCCCTGTGCCAGCTGGATTGAGAACGTTGCCACACCACGCTGCAGGCGTTCCCACTGCATTTTGGCAGCTCGTTCTGCATTGCTACGGTTTGCGTAAGTGCGGCTCAGTACCAGCACGTTTTCATCCGTGCCGATCAGGTAGTCGCCCTGTTTAGCCTCCGGCTCTTTTTTCTTTGCAGTGGATTTGCGCCTGCGCTTTACCTTCGCCACCTCTTTTTTTACCGGTTCGCGGGTGTGCAACCAGCTGGCGATCACGCCGGTGTAAGAGTCGCGGTCCGCCAGGGTGAAGCGGTGGCTGTCTCCGTCCCTGCGCTGAAGGGTGATTACCGGCAGCGCTTTGCCGCTTGCCGTTTTCCCCTGCCCCTGGCGGATAAACAGCAGATTACCGTCCTTGACGCAGGCCACCGCACCGCACTGTTTAGCCAGGCGCATCAGAAAGCTGGCGTCTGATTCGTTGGTCTGATCAATATGGTCAATTTCTGCGGCGGCCATGTCCTCACCCATCGCCGTCTTCAGCTTATGCCGCCCGGCGATATCCCGGACAATTTCGCCCGCTGTGGTTTTGTGCCAGGACTTCTCCCGCTTCGTGTTCAGGGTCTGCCGGAAGTCCGCGCTGCGCGCCCGCAGTGTCAGGCGGTCAGGCGTGCCGCTGTGCTCGATTTCGTCAACCACATAGCTGCCTTTCGGAAAAAGTGCCTCACCCTGCCAGCCCAGCGACAGCGACAGCACGACGCCCCGGCGCGGCAGCTGCAGCTGGCCGTCCGCGTCGTCCAGCTCGATGTCCAGCTGGTCCGCCTCAAAGCCCCGGTTGTCGGTAAGCGTCAGGCTCAGCAGGCGCTTTTCCAGCTTCTGCGTGATGTCTGCGCCGTCCATCGTCAGCCGGAACGCCGGTGAGTTCTGCTGGCCGTTAATCCACGGGCTGGTCATCATGAAAATAATCCTCCCGCTGCGGCGCTCACCTTACCGGCGGCGGTGGCGGCGGCGCCCTGCATGGCAGACAGCTGATCGCTGAGGCTGCCGAACATCTCGCCCAGCGATTCATCGGTGCGCTTCAGCGTCAGCGTGAATTCAATGCGGCGGCACACACCGCTGCTGAAGAACTCCGCTTTGGTCTGGCTCAGGCTTTCAATCACGAACATGCCGTAAATCGTCCCGCTGCCCTCGATAAGCGGCCACGCGCGGCCCAGCTCCGCAATCTGCTCCAGCGCGAACAGCGACAGCCTGCCGCCGGTAATCTCCGGCAGCAGCACGCCGGAAAGCGTCAGCGTGTCGTTGTCCGGGCCTAAAAACTGCAGCGACGGCCTCACGCCCACGCGGCTGTTTGACGGGAAACGCCAGCTGCGCTGATACTGCAGTTCCTGATAGGGCACCGTCCTCAGCATGAAAACAAATAAGCCCAGCGTCATCATCATTCCTCAAATCCTCCCCTGTCCCGGTAACTGCTGCGGGCGCGGGCCTGCGCCTGCCGCTCTTTTGCCTCCAGCCTGCGCATCACCTCATCAACCAGATCCTGCTGGCTCTGCCCCGGCTGCTGCACAATGGTGAAGGAGGCGTGAATCTGCGGCGCAGCTGCCTGTGCAGCACTGCCACTCATGCACGGCGCTTCCTGCCGGTACGCCTGAACTGGCAGGCTCAGCGGGTGCAGGGGCTTTGTCTCCGCCGTCGCTGCGCCGCCCAGCGTCAGCGCCGCCAGTGCCGCCAGCCGTGCTGTGCTCCGGCGGCTGGTCACGTTCGCCGGACCGCTGACCAGCTCCGGTCCGTTCTCACCGGCCACACCAAACTTGCCGGACGGGATAAAGCCGCCGCTGTCGTACATGCCCGCAAAAGCCGGAAAACCGCCCGGCGGCAGGGATACGCCGCCCCCCGTTTTTGCCTGCGCCGCGCGCGGCAGGTGCGGCCCGCCGGACTTATCGCCGCCCGGCTTCAGAAAGTCCGGCAGGTAGTCGGTCAGTGACGACAGCTTGTTTTTGATGGCGTTCCACTTCTGACTGATGCCCGCCATCAGGCCGTCAATCATCTGTGAACCGGCCTCTTGAAACCGCGCGGGCAGCGCCTTCGCGTCGGCTACAATCTCGCCCCACTTTGTGCTGATGTAGGTGCGAATCGCGGTCCAGACGCTGCTGACCTTTGTGCTGATACCGTCCCACAGCGCGGCAAGTTTCGGCCCCAGCGTGTCCCAGTTCTGCCAGATAAGCAGCGCCCCGGCGGCAATCAGTCCGATAACGGCCAGAATCGGGTTTGCGAACATCAGCCGCCCCAGCCACAGCACGCCGTTCCCCACGATGCCGATGGCGCTTTTTATTAATCCGAACGCGCTGAAGGCTTTTATTCCCAGCACGTTAAAGCTGAGCCGAAGCAGCGCCATCGGCCCAAGCACCGCCGCCAGGCCGATCATGAACGTACCCAGCGCCAGCACAATCACGGATATGACCGCCGCTGCTTTTACCAGCGTGCCCGCCAGCTCCTTGTTGTTTTCCACCCAGCGACGAGTCACGCCGGTGACTTTCTTCACCATGTTCATGATGTCCATCAGAGGCGTGCGCAGCGAATCGCCCAAGCCGCTCATGGTGTTGGAAACGCCGGTTTTGGTCAGCATCCACTGTGCAGAAAGCGAGTCCTTATTGATGTCCGACTCTTTCTGCATGGAGCCTTTCGCCCCGTCGCCCTGCGTCAGCTGCAGCTGACGCCTCAGCTCAGGCATGTTATTCGCGAGTTTGGCTGCGTCCTTGCCGAACTCCTTGCCGAAAACCATCGTCATAGCCGTCAGGCGTTTGTCTTTCGGCAGGTTGTTGACCTTTTCCAGCACGCGCTGGATGGTGCCCATGGCGTCCGTGGTCATCTGCTTTTCAATCTTCGCCGGGTCCAGTTTCAGCAGATCCATGCCGTCCATAAACCGGTCGCTCTGCATGGTGGCTACGGACAGCTCGCGCACCATGGCGTTCGCTGCACTGGCGGCGGTTTCCGACGTCGCCCCCAGGCTGAGGAATGTCGAACCAAGCGCGGCCGCTTTGCGGTAGTCCAGCCTGTCAGCCACGCCGCCCATGCGCTGCAGCACGTCGATGATGTCTGAACCTTTGGACATGGCGTTATCGTCCAGGTAGTTCAGCGCGTCGCCCAGCTGCTCGATGTTGCGCGTAGGGATCTTGTACAGCTGCGCAATCTTGCCCAGCCCTTCGGCCAGCTCACCGGCAGGCAGCTCAAACGCGGTGGACGCCTTCGCCGCCGTGGTGGCAAAGGCCATCAGGTCGCGTTTCTGGTCCTCATAGGAGTCGTTCTGGTTCGTCACGCCCATGCGCGCGCCGCCCTCAACCAGCGCGGCGTAGTCAATCGCGCCGTTTTCCATCGGCAGCTGCTCACTGGCGGCCTTGATGGCGGCCTGCATGTCATAGAACTGTTTTGTGCGGTTTCCTTTGTCGTCGCGCAGCCCGTTAACCTGCTTTGCCACGCCTTTCATGGCGTCTTCCATTGCCGCTGAAGATTTCACAGCGGCCAGTACCGGCGCACCCATTGCCAGCCCGGCGGCAGACGTTGCCGCTCCCGCACCGGCCACGCGATCGCGCACCTCAAGCGATCGGGAATATCGCTCACGTACCGCGCTCAGCTTTGCCTGCCGTTCTCCCAGCTTTTTAAGCGACTGCTGCTGCCGGTCAATGGCGGCACGCGCCTCGTCAGACTGACTTTTAAGTTCGCGCTGTGCCTGGCTCAGTTTCTTCGTGTCGATACCGGCAGCGCCCAGCGCCTCACGCTGACGCTGCACCGACAGGCGCAGCCCGTTGTAAGTCTGCTGCAGCTGGCTGGCGCGGTTTTTTGCCTGCTCCAGCACGCGGGCCTGTGCAGCTGTGGGCCTGTTTGTTTCCGTAAACTGCACGGCCAGCCGGGCCGCTTCTTCGCGGGCGGCTTTAAGGTTATTCGCGGTGATGGCAAGCTGTGAGCGGGTCTTGCGAAAGCCGTCGATACGCCCGGCCTGTGCGTCCAGCTCTTTAAGGGTGTTGCGGGTGTCTCGAAGCGTGCCAGCCAGCTCCCGTGTGCTGTCGCGGGCGCTGCGGAAGGGGCGCGTCAGCTTATCGACTGCGCCCAGCACGACCTGCAAACGCAGATTTTTATCACTCATCGCTGGCCCTGTGTCGCAGGATTGCTTTGTGCCGCCACTCCAGAACTTCCGTCAGCGTCATGGACTCGGTAACGGAGGGCGGCCAGTGAAAGACGGTAGCGATATCCGCCACCAGATCGTCTACCGTCAGGCCGTCGCTAAATCCGACAGGACCGACTTCTTCAGCAAAAAAGTGACCACCTCTACAGACAGGCTCACCAGATCGGCGGGGTCCATTTCGTTGATTTCCGCCGTGGTCAGGGCCGGGGTGGTGATACGCGGCAGCACGGTGATCAGTGCGTTCACGTCCATGTCCAGCAGCGCCTGCAGGCGGGTGCCGCGCAGCGCACCGGACTGCGGCTTGCGCACGGTGACGGAGGTGATTTCGGTTTTGCCGCGCAGGATCGGGGTATCCAGCTCGACGACTTTTTCATTTGGAGCGGTTTTATCAGTCATGATGCTTTTCCGTTAAAAAGAGAGATAAGCGGCAGGCGCGTGGCCTGCCGGTGTGATTACAGGCCCAGCGCGTTGCGGTGCGCTTCCATCAGGTCCTTACCATCCACGATGTGGATCATGTTCACGATGTCGATCTCGTAAACCACTTCGCCGTTAATGGTCAGCTTTGCGTAGCTGTTGGTTGCGGACACTTTGGTGGTGCTGGATTCGCCGGTTTTCCATTCGCCGGAGTCCAGCTCCTTATAGCGTCCGCGCGTCACCAGCTCGACCGCCTGCACTTCGCCGGTGTCGTCGCGCTGAATGGAGCCGGTAAAGCGCAGCTGGATGCCGTCCACGGTTTCGGTGCCAAGCTGCTTAAACAGCAGGGCTTCAGTGCCGCCTACGGTGAACTCCGTATCCAGCGCACCATCATCCAGGCCCATGTCGATGTCCACCGCACCGGCCATGCCACCGCCGCGATATTTTTCGAACTTACGGGTGACTTTCGGCAGCGTCACGGACTCAACCAGCCCCTGCCAGTTGTTACCTGCATTGAACACGTTCAGGTGCTTGAGTTTGCGGGGTAATGCCATCTTTCAGTCTCCTTATGCGCTGACGCGGCTGCTGAAATCGACCAGGTACTGGTCAGTGATGCGCTGGCGCAGCAGCAGGTTTTCCAGTGGCGGCACCGGCGTGTAGTCGTAATCGATCAGCAGCTTGCCCGCTTTAAGCGTGTCTTTATCGTTCACGCTCTCGTCCAGCCAGCAGTCCGCGCCAATCAGATAGCCCTGATTCACCAGGCTGCGCAGCTTCGCGCGGATGCTTTCGATGATGTCACGGGCCAGTGACGGGTTCAGCGCGCCGTCAACGGACCACATCTGCGCTTCAGCCATCGTGTCCATGAGCACCTGCGCCGTGCGGGTGTAACACTCAAACCGAAAGAGCGCGTCATCACTAAGGCAGCGGGAACCCCAGAAGCGGAAGCCGTCTTTGCGGATCAGCGTGGTCACGTCGTTCTGGTTCAGCAGGCCCGCATCAGTGGCCGGATCCTGCAGGTCCCAGAAAACGTCTTTGGAAATGCCGGTGACGCCGTTAACGCCAACGTTTGACAGGGACTTGTGCCAACCGGTCTGCTCGTCGATTTTAGCGCGCAGGCCCAGCGCGCGGGCGGTGGCGTAGGCTGTCGCGTCCGCCTTCAGCACGGTGTCAAAGTTGATAAAGTCAGGCCAGATCAGCATCCCTTCGCGCTGGCTGAAATTGCTGCGGTAGGCAATCGCCTCTTCAACACTCTTGCAGCCGTAAGCTGACAGGTAGGCGAAGCCGCGCAGGCTCTGCGCCACGCCCAGCAGTTCGGTGGCGACGGCTTTGGTGTCGTGGCCTGGCACGCCGAGAATGCGGGGCTTTACGCCGCATACGGACTGCGCGGCCAGCAGCGCCTTCATGCCGGTGCGCTGGCCGTCGGCCACGCCGCCGATGATGTTGGCGGTAGTTTCCGCTTCGGTTTCGCCCTGCGGCACGCGCACGACGACGGTGACGGGTTTGGACTGATCAGCGATGGCGTCCAGTGAGCGCGCCAGCGTGCCGGACTCTCCGGCCTTGCCGCTGGCTGTGAGTACGTCGGTTAACAGCACCGGGCGGTTTAGCGGAAAGGTGGCCGCGTCGGCGTCGTCGCCGGTACAGACCAGCCCGACAATCGCGGTGCTGACGGTGGTGATGGTTCGGGTGCCCTCGTTGATTTCCTCAACGCGCACGCCGTGGTGATAATCCTGTGCCATATGGCGGTTCTCCTGTGAAGGGGTTCCGCTATGGTCTATGGTCCGTTATGACGGGGCACGCGCTGGCTGTTGTGCGGTGTCTGATACAACAGACGCGCCGTTTTCGCGCAGGGTTTTCTGTTCCGGGGCGGTGATATAGCGATAAATCGTCTTAACTGACACGTCCAGCACCAGTGACACCTGTAGCAGCGTTGCGCCCTGCGCCAGCATCCGCCTGGCACGATCCACCGTTTCCGGCGTCATCTTCCGCCGCCTGCCGCCGATGCGCCCTTTATCACGCGCAGCGGCCAGCCCGGCGCGGGTGCGCTCTACGATCAGCTCACGTTCCATTTCCGCCAGGGCGCCCATGACGTGGAAGAAAAACCGGCCCATTGGCGTGCTGGTATCGATGCTGTCAGTCAGGCTGCGGAAGTTAATGCCACGTTCGCGCAGCTCTTCAGTCAGCATCACAAGGTGGCGCATACTTCTTCCCAGCCGGTCCAGCTTCCACACGATCAGTGTGTCGCCGGGCTGTAAGCAGCGCAGCGCCTTCTTCAGCCCCGGCCTGTCGCTGGTTTTACCGCTTATCCTGTCCTCAAATATCAGCTCACAATCTGCGCTCTGCAGCGCAATCCGCTGTAAGTCCGTGTTCTGGTCATTTGTTGACACCCTGATATAGCCAATCAGCACGCTGAGTTCTCCGCAAATGGCCGCAAGTGTGCCAGCGCGGCCCGGCGCTGTGCCAGGCGTTTGTTTCTCAGAAACCTCGGTTTAACAGAAAAATTCTCAGGGCGTATTATTGGCCGCCAGATTTTTACCACGCCTGGAGCAATCAACTACAAGCCTACGCCCGGAACGCAACGCATCAGGATTATCCTGACCGGCGGCGGTGGCAGAGGTTACGGCTATCTTGGATGGGGCAACGGCTTCACAAGCCGCGGCGCAGGCGGTGGCGCGGGCGGAACGGTCATCGCATGGCTGAATGTGGACGACACCAAAACTTACCCCGGCGTGGTTGGCCGTGGCAGCGATGAAACCCTGTCAGCAACGAGCAGCACATTCAACGGCCTGCTGACAGCGGGCAACGGTGTGAATACTTCATCAGGTGATGCGGGCGGCGCGGGCGGAACGGCAGTCGGCGGCGATTTGAATATTCCGGGTGGCGACGGCAGCGATGCGCCCGGCATTATCTCGACGACCACAAACCCTTATCGGGGCGGTTCTGGTGATGGCGGTGTAAGTTACTGGGGCGGCGGCAAGCGAAGCGGAGACGGTAATTTATCCGTTAAAGGGAAAACCTTTGGGGCTGGAGGTGGCGGTAATACCCGATCCGATCCTTTTATTGGTAACTATGGTTCGGACGGCGTTATTTTTATTGAGGAATACAGTTGATGAAAACTTATGCCCGCATTGAAAATCAGCGCGTCGCGGAAATTGTCGCGCTGAATGTGAAGCCTGAAAAACTCTATCACCCTTCGCTGGTATGGGTGGATATCACCGCACTGCCCGAACAGCCCGATATAAATTATCGCTACAGTGACGGCGTCTTTACTGCCCCGGAAACAGATGCTGAAAATGCGGCGCTGATTGCTAGCAGCAGGCTGGCAGCCGAAATGGATGAGGCAAACAGGACCATTGCACCGCTGCAGGATGCAGTTGATATCAGCATTGCGACAGATGCGGAGATCACCCGCCTGGCAGAGTGGAAACGTTATCGGGTGGCGCTGAGCCGGATTGATACCAGCAAAGCGCCAAATATCGAATGGCCTGAAAGTGCGAAATAAAATAAGCGTGTCAGCTAAAATTTGAGCTAACACTATTCCTGAGAGAGGTATATTTTTCTGAGTCCGCTTTATGCCAAAAGCGGACTCAGGTTACTGCACAACACTAATCATAATTAAAGATAAATCTATTAAGAGTTTACGAATCTCAATGAAGAGCAACTCAACATGTTGACATCATAAAAGATGAATTTGCATCAAAAAAGCCTTCATAGTCCTCATACAGTCCATTTGCACGCGCAAAACTTATTGCTTCACTAAGCTTGGCTCTAGCGATGTTGTACTGTTTCCAGCCTTCTTTATCATTACATTCAGGAGTGGTCCTTAAATTAGCACCTGTTGCAGAAAATTCAGACATTAAGCTATTTAGTTTTTCCTCTGCTATTTGCCTACGCATTTCCACTGATGAAACTCTTGCGCTCTCATTAAGCTCAGCATTTAATTTCTCATATTTTATTTTTAAATTATCTAATTCCAAGACTTTCTTGGCGTATGTTTCTTTTTCGCTTTCAATTGAGAGCTCTTGCTTATATACTTCTTTCTCCCTTTTTAAAAACTCCTCCTGCTTAATAAGGCTTTCATTGTAAAAGGCTTTAACCTGCTGGTCTAATTCATTTTTCTTTTCATATAGAACTATATATTGCTGGACTAAAAAAGCACCAAAAGCGCCAAAAATAAGTAAAGAAACAATACACGCTGCAAGGTTTTTACGAATGAAATCTGACAACTCTTTTAAGTTCATGTTTTTCTCTTTTTGGTTAAGCATACATATAGATTAATAAATTATTGCCAATAATACTTTAAAATATTCTAAAAAATCCAAATATACTTGCTGTTCAAAAAATAATCACGCTCGTTATGTCTATCAGGTTGAGAGAGCAATGTAGATTGTTGTATGTCGCTCATGGCTGGCGGTGGGTTTTAAGTTTGGCTCAGTTCCACAATGCAGAACGAATACTGAGCCAGACAATAACGCAGCCTTCTTATCGGACAGGCTGTTCAGGCCATATTATTTTTTTAGCATCCTCCGGGTTCACCCGCATCAGCATGACACGGTATTTTTTCCAGGCGACAAGCTGATTTGCTTCTTCATCTGTAGCTATTCCTAAATCTTTCGCATCCTGCAGAGGCAGTATAACCTTATCAGCTTCAGCCCTAAGCCTGCCGCGTTTGTCCTCTGCCTGGCTGATTAGTTCGTCAGCTGTCGGCAGTGGTGGTTCAGTCAGGCACGGAAGCATGTCAGCACCGCAGGCAATCAGCTTTCCTTCTGCCTGGCCGTTTAGCAAATCGGCCCACTCTGTTTCAGTAATATCATTCGCATCATCGGGTATCACTTTATTGATAGCGGTATCGTAAAACGCATTATTTGAAGGTGAGTATTTTTTCATTTAGTGCCCCACTGCCAGCCACCAAATGCCTTGCGGAGTAGTGGCATCCGGACCGGTATTTGAAAGAAGAAACGATGACTTATCCTTAAACTGTGCCCCTACGCAGTACTCGCCTTTAAGCGGAATTGACGTTCCCTTATTAGCAACAACCGTAAATCCACTTGTTGGAAACGCGACAGGCAGCGTAACTGTCGTGGTTGCCTGCTGCGCAAAGCTACCAAAACCCCACTGTAAGATCAGCCCGTGCGGAAATTTGCAGTATCCGTTTCCGCTTCTCACGATTGAAAAGAAACTCATATCTGGCAGTTGCCCGGTGCCATTACCTACGGTCTTTTTTGCCGCGTCGCCTAAACCGAGGTT